CTCGTGGTATTTTTGTTGAGTATCATAATAGCGATCAGTTCCACGGTCGCTTTTAAACCACTCTTGTTCTATAGCGTTAGCAACCGCTTTGCCATATTCAGGGCTAGACTTCTCAGCATCAGGCACTGCCTGGCTAGGAAAACTAGATTTTTTTACTTTTGTTTTAATCATTAGTTACTATTTTTGATAACATACCTTTATTGTTATATTTTGAAAAACCAAAATTAATTGTTGAGTTTTCTCTTTTAGGACTAGGCCTGTATAAATTTTTATTACAAGCCATAATTGCTAAACCTGAACTAATAGTAGCATCAAACTTTGTTCTATTATTAATATCAAATCTAGCCCAATCATTTAAAGTTTTATTAAATGATATATTACCATATTGTCCTTCTTGTGTTAAACCTACATGCTGTTGTATGTAACTTTCTATTGCAGCAGCATGAGCTTGTTTAATATCTTCACTTGAGTTAGGTATACCACCTATCTCTTTTTCAGCTGTTGATAATTTATTCCATAATCGATCAGGTCTATTCATTGAATAACCTCTATAACCTCTACGTTTTAAATAATATAAAAGTCTAGGTTTATTGTTTTCCGCAAGTATTGGCATGCCGTAAAATACTATTGCCATTAATACGTCTTCAAAAAACATTTCAGCTGTATCAGGTCTTGCAATATATTCTAAAAAAAATGTATTTGGTGGTGCATCTTCCATGCTAAACTTAGTTAAACCATGTAAAGCACCTTTAGAACCCTTATTGTCAACAGTACCTGATATATCATAACTATCGCAGCCAAAAGCACCTATGTGTTCATTGGCTGGTAGTTTTTTACCATTTTTTAATATATATCTATTTTGCAAGTTTATTGGTGGTACCCATGATAAATTAAACCTACCTGTTTCGTCTGGATAAAATCTAACATTTGTATCTCTAATACCATTTTCCCATACAAAACTACCTTTTATAGGTTTTGCTTGCATTTCATTATAATCAATTTGCTCATATATTTTTTGCAAATTAAAAATACTATTTTTAGTTTCATCTCTGAAAGCATGTTCTTCAGTTCTTGGAAACTGTCTATAATATTCATTTAAAGCATCTTGGTCGTTTTTTAACCCATCCGCTTCATTTTGCCAGTGTGAAATAACTCCCGTATCAATGAGATCGTTATGAGGACCATATACTTCTTCCTTAGGATTTTCAAATACAGGTAGCCCGTATTCATCAATAAAACCCTCATAGTTCCACTCCATTGGAATAAAAAAAGAGTACAAACCCGAATTAGTTTGACCATTTCTGTTTCGTTTAGTAACATCTGAATTATAATATAACTTTTTAAAATTATCACCACCTTTGTCTAACGCATTACACGTTGATCCCATCATACATTTTCCTATAATTCTACTACCTAGCCTTAGTGTCGTCTTTGTGACCCTCCAGTTGTTGAGGATATTATCGGGCCTTTCCCATTTCCCTGACTCGTCATGGACGAGGAGTTTAAGTTTCTCTCCATCGTACGAGTTGTCTCCAGTGTTCTTCCAATCGATTGTGGTATCAAGTCCCGTGAGCTCCTCGGGCCTTTCACTTGTACTGGTAATTTTCTTTCTTGTAAGTTTTGATGCGGGTACCCTGTATGCCAGTTCGGTCTTGGGACGGTCCATACCGTCCTGTATCGGTTTAAAAAAGAACGGGTAATTGACTGATATTGGAACCACCTTATCTGTGAACATTTTCTTGGCATCGGCACCAGATTTGGACAATATGCCGAATCGTGAATCGGAACTAATTGTAGCTTGATTAACTGTTTCTCCACTGGCCATAAACGAAAATCCCGATCTACGGTTTTTAAGATAGCACATTCCATAAGAACGTTCGTCTGCTTTACAAGCTTCCCAGAATATGTAGAAGAGTCTGTTAGCTTCTCTGAAGTCTGGCTTACCAACATCAATTTTGGACCACTGCAAGTACATATAATGAGTACCAGTAATATAAGTAGCAATACTCTTGTTATAAAACCAGAAACCATTTTCTCTTTTTCTAAACTCATCTTCTATATAATCAATATACTTTTCTTTAAAATTAGCTGGATAATCTCTCCAGTCAAAAATAGTTTTTATTTGATTTAATTCTTTTGGGTATGGTGTAACTTGCCATTTGTTGTTTTCAAACTTGTGTACTTTACTTGGTTGTTTGGGTAATGCTATTTTTAAGTTTTGTATTTCATATACTTCACCTATTGTACCATCTTTAGATATAACAACAATATCATGCTCTTTGTTATATCCATATTTCCACTTCTTACCTTTATTTAATCTTTTGATAGTATTTTCACGTATAGGTTGTATAACCTTACATAAGCTTTGTTCGTACATTACTTAGATCTTCTTTCTGCAAAACCACTAAAAGACTCTTGTTTAGTTTCTTTTACAACACCATCAAGCATAGCTTGTTCAGCTTCAATACGATTAAGTATTTCAAAAGCATCGAATATAGCTAGTTTTTTAGTTGCTGCAGCGTTTTTTAATCTATCAGCTGACACATCATCTTCAGTTTCTACTATAGGTTCTTTAGCAACCTTAACCAACTCATCAACCGCTCTGTAACCAGCTTGGATTATATTCTTTTTCTTGTCCTTTGTATTCATATTTAATTTCAATAAAAATGTTTGGAACTCTATATAATCTATCGTTTCCTATGATAAATTCATATTCAGCCGCTTCGTTATAGCCTACTAGTTCACCTTCTTTAAAATTACCGTCAGAATATTTTACAATACCTATTTGATCAGCTTCAGATCCATCTTCTTTCTGTATAGGTTTTATAAATGAATAACCTGGTAAAGCTTTCCACTTCACTATTTTTTTATACGCAAAAATCTGATCTACACTAACTCTGTATAAATCTTCTTTTATGTAGCTACCTGAATTACGCTCTTTACCTCTTGCATCATGCCATCTTCTAAAAACATTATGATGCACAATTACCTCATCACCTTCTTCAATTGGTGATTTAAACTCTGAAGGTAAACCTACAATAATAGCCTCACGACTTACGTATTGATGGTTGTAAATTTCAGAGTTTAAAATAAGTTCTTTATCACCAACTTTCTTGGTATTGTTATATCTTTGCGTTTTCGGTTTTATTAAAAAATAAAACGTGCCTTTCATTAATACTCAAGATTATATTCAACTGATATAGCCATGTTTTTATTAAAATCTTTCCAAGGTAAAACCTCGTTGTTTTTTTCAATTAAAACACTGAACTTGTCTTTAGATTCTATAATGTCACATATAATGTGATTTCCATAGACCTCTTGACCAACTGAATAATGCATTGCATCGTTCTTATAATCTCTACCTATACTAATTTTTCTTATCAGTTTCATTGTTTATTTCTCCTGTTTTAACATTAATGTTTACAGAACCATACTTTTTTTCAAGTGTGTCTTGTAACAACTTAAGGTTTTGATTTAATTGATTAAATTGAGCAGCTAGATTTAATTTACCTAATTCTAACTCACCAATTCTTATTTGAACGCTGTTAATATTTTTTATATTTTCTTGTAATTCAGCTAATTCTTTTTTCGTTATTTTTTTTGCCATTATATTAAATTTTAGTTTACTTTTATATTATCACGCAATTGTCACGCTTTTTACTTCTTCTTTGGTTCTGCTATAAACCAATCTTTATACATTTCTCGTTTTTTAAGTATGTATTCCATGTATTTATCTATCTTTTCTTTCCAATTTTTGTCTACAGCTGGATTTATAATACCAGATTTTGGACTTGAAAAGCATTTATTGATATAATTCTTAATATCATGTTGATTATCAAGCAAATGATTGTTAATACAGTAAAAAGATCCCATTTGTATATTGTTCCAAACGTCAATAGGTTCTATTTTTTTACCTAAAACAGCTGCATATACCATACTTTCACTAATATGTGTAGTATACACATTATTTGCTTTTTGTAAATAGTAATACATATCTATATCCCTTGGTAATATATTGCTATCGCCAAAAAAGTCCTTTAATTCACCAATAATTTGATGAGTTGTTATAGGATGTGGCTTAAAATACATGTTATTACCATGTTTATTTGCTAAAAACTTTAATCTATTTAAGCAAATATTAGATTTTACTTTATTTGAGCCAGGTAATATAACAATATTATCTTTTGGCTCATATTGATCAAACTTAGAGTTTCTGTCTTGGTACTTATTTGCATTTTTACTCATAATATTTTCAATTAAATAAGATGAATAATCAACAACTTCACAATTATCAGCATAAGCATCGATCATTTGAGCGTATCTTAGCTTTACGTTAAGTGGTTGTATGTAAAAACTTGTTGCAAACTCAGTATAAGCTAATGTTTTAAAATAAGGCATTTCATCAGCCATTACATCATAGCTAAATTCAACACCAGCTTCAGTACATCTTCTTATAAAGTATCCTTCTACTTGTTCTAAGTCTTCTAATTTTTTATTTTTTTTGAGATGGCCAATCCTTTTGTCCAGCTCACGTCTATTAAACATTTCCATATAATTAAATTTAATTTATTAGTATTATAATAGTTACACGTTTTTACACTTTTCTACCTGTCAAACGATACATCACCTAATTGACCGTAGTTACTAGGATCACCGTCATACCAGTTTG